ATGTATGGGATTGAGTGTTTGGCAACTTATAAAAAGATGAAATCTGGCCGTTGGCAAGCGCAAGTCGCACGCCAAGGGGTTCGCAAGGCAAAGAGTTTCAAGACCAAAAGGGAAGCTCAAGACTGGGCCAATCGTCAAGAGTTCCTGATTTCAGAGGGAGAGCTGGGTGGTTCCAGGCAAGAGTTACGCGAATTGTTTGATCGCTATGCGCGTGAGGTTTCCCCATCCAAACGTGGTGCGCGATGGGAGATAATCCGGTTAGAGCTTTTGAAGAAAGACAAATTGTGCGACGTGCGGTTGAACGATCTTGCGCCCTCGGACTTTGCGGATTGGAAAATGCGCCGCTTGGCTGAGGTTGCCCCTGCAAGTGTAAACCGTGAAATGGTGCTTATGTCTGCGGTTCTGACACATGCACGGAAAGAATGGGGCCTTATCCCTGTAAATCCGCTTTCAGATGTCGATAAACCAAGTAAACCGCCGCCGCGTGATCGTCGTGTTTCAAATGAAGAGATCGAAAAGCTCGAAAAGTGCGGTGGCACAGATTTAACCAAATTTCGCGCACGGGCGGTGCATGCATTTAAATTTGCCATTGAAACGGCCATGCGAGCAGGTGAGATCATCAGCCTGACGGATGAAACGGTTGATCGTAAAAAGCGTGTAGCCACCTTGCCGAAAACCAAAAACGGAACATTGCGCAAGGTTCCTCTTTCGTCACGTGCTATTGAGCTACTGGATGAGCTGCCTGAATTTGAGGGCGGGCTGTTTGGGTTGACCAGTCGGCAGCTGGATGCAAATTTTAGGGCCGCGCGCGGTCGCGCTGAAATCGAAGATTTGACGTTTCATGACAGTAGGCATGAGGCAATAACGCGTCTCGCTAAAAAGGTGGATATTTTACCTCTTGCGCGCATCGTTGGTCACAAGGACATAAAGATGCTGCAGGTTTACTACAATGAAACAGCGGAAGAGCTGGCCCGGTTACTTGGCTAAGCTTGATCGTCGGATCAGCTTTTTGTGGCCGTGTCGCTGCACATCAAACCGGCCTTCGTCACAGTGTTTGTGTATTGTTTTCGTGGTCACATGCAAAATCTCTGCAGCTTCTTTCACGGTCACAAATTCTGAAAGGCTGTCTTTGTGTTGGCTTTCGACGATTCGGCGCAGATCCGATAGTTCCCGCATCAAAGGAGCGGTGGCCTGTTGAACTGCTGCAATAATTTCTGATTGTAACGCGCTCATCTTTTGTCCTGTACCAATGTTGTTTTTGTTGCTGTGCCTGTATCGGCTTCCCAAGGTGGCGGTTTCCGCGCGACCGTGATTTCGTCGGGCTTTTGCGTTTTTTTCTGCAGTTTGATCTTGTCGCGTGTCATGCGCGATAGGGTCGGGGCAGGAGGCATAGATGCGGTGATGCCGCCATATCGTTTGCGTACGATGGTCATGAGATTTCCGTGGCTATTGGGCTTCATGAAAGCTTGCTGTTGGGCCACCCGATAGGTGGATTGCCCCCGAGGTCTCATCCATCAGGACGACAAGCCATTCTATGTCTCGATCGCCGTGCACGTCTAAAAGGTCCAATGCTTCTTGCACGTCTTGAACCATCATTTCCCGATCCCAGCCTCCGCCCTCATAGTGCGCGACCGCCAATGGCTCACCTGGGAGCTTTGCCGGAATTGCATACGAGTTATTGTCAATTCGAGTGCAAGGCACATAGGCGTATTTTGTTCTTGTTGCTTTGTGATGGGATGGAACCGTTTGGGGTTCGACTATCCAAGTGCCCGGCTCATATTCGACGCCATTAGCTAATTGTTCAGCGACGGTATCAAGGTCGCCAGCTACGCCGGGGAATTCATCCATCCATTCGTCCGCATAGTAAATCTCTTTGATCAACATAGTAATACCCTTAATTTTAACGACTTACTGAGTTTCGAGAAAATCGGCTGTAGCGCGTAAGCGCGCGACGATTAAGCTTTTCGGAAATTTCAGCCCATCAAACACAATCAACTGATCTTCAATCGTCTCCCCTAAAGACACGATTGAAATTGGTACTGGTGAGGCGTTGGGCTTTGCGATTGTGGCAACATTAGCCACTAGATGGTGGTGTGCTTCGTCAATTTGAGGAAAAGACATATGGCCTCCGGTGGTTTTGAGTTTAGGATGTGGGTTGGGATGGGTAGGGCTAGCCGGATATGAGCGCGCGAACTAACGCGGCCAGAATGTCATTGTTGAGCGTCGTATGTATCATGTAGGCCACCACAAGAAATTTTAAGGTCGGTGGGCGATTCCACATTTCTGACATTTAAGCCTCCGGGGTTATGCTGATTTGGTTTTGCGTCCGCAGACTTGGCAAACGCGCCATTTGTCCGCGAAGGCTAGGTTCATTCCCAACATACAAACGCCGAAGAAGACCTTTTCAAAAAGGGGCGCAGGTTCACCGGGAACGAGACCATCGGTGAACACGTCATGCAGTGTTTCCTGTTCGCAGTTTTGGCAATATCGTCGTTCGGCCATGTGAACTCTCCAGTCTGATGTGCTAAATTTCGTTGAGTGCAAACCAGCACTGCCGGTGCACCTCATATTCAGCGTCGGCGTCTCCACGATCTGCGGCCTCATCTTCGATCCAGTTTCGCAGTGCATCAATGCGGGCGCGTAGCTCTTCAATTTTGGCTTTGTGATAGCTCTCGGCGCTGTCCAGGATGTCTTTGTCTACGTATTCGTGAAACTCACGGTCGCTATCCGGGTTGCCTGTTGAAAATTCAGACAAGACCACTTCGCCACGCCCGTTGTGGTGGTTTCCAAGTTCAGCCAGCCAAATTTCACGGGGCCATTCGATATCGGTGTTTTCAGCCATGTCGTTCCTTTGGGTCTTAGTTGCTCTGCGCTGCGGTCAAGTTGCGCTTCCAGTTGAACAGGCCGAGCGCACCCTTGACCGGGATGAGTTCCACGGGTTGCACGTTTTCCAGCACAAGACCGTAAGGGCCAAAGAACCAAGGGCTGTCGCTGTGCTCGACGCAATCAACGATCTCGGCTGTGCCGATGATCCCGCCGCGATGCTCCCCCTTCGCCCAAGTCTCGGTTGCTATCATCGGATGATCATCGTCAATTTTGCAAAACACCGAATTTAGATCATCGCAGTCAGTTTGTTTTGGCATATAGAGGCTCGCATGCAGGCAGATCGGCCCGCGATAGTTAAACCGGCGCGGGCGGTTCTCGATCCGCTTCCCAGCGTGAAGGATTGCCCATGCCCACGGCTGGCGGATCGAAAGGGCCTTTTCGGGTAGATTGTCCATGGGTGTTCTCTCCATTTTGGGGCGAAAATCGTCGCTAACTAATTGGACTTTTGTTTGCGCGGCATGTGAGCACCCAAAGTTATATTGCATCGGAAATGGATGGCAGGCCGTGGATCTCGTCGCCTTCAATGTAGAGGCGGATCAACATTGCCATCGCTTGGACAATCTCAGATCTAACGTTTTCAGGGGTGTCTCTTCCTTCCGCGCAATGAATCGCAGCTTTGACAACTTCCCCGGATTCTTCCGCAACTTTGGTAATCAAGTAGTTTGGTTGCGGATATGACTGTGTTGCAAGGCGTGCCTCCTCTATCGCTTCATTAAGAAGGCCTTCAATTTTTGTGACTGTGATCATGGGTGTTCCTTCAGTTAGGGGCGCTCAACGTTTCTGAGCGCATGGGTGGGTAAGGTTACTGTCTTCCATGACTGCCCCCGGCGTGCAGGGGCAGGGTAGGAGGTCAGCTCAAAGAGTGAACGATGGCGCGAAACAGGGCGTCCTTACGTTGCTGGACTTCTGGGAGCTGCTCAAAAGGAACCATACAAGGATGCTCTTTGGCGTTTGGGTCTTTTTCGGGGCCGTATTTCCAGCCATTGGCAACTTTTTCCGCCATCCAGTTATCATGCGATGCGCTATCGCCTGCCTCTGGATTGCTCAGGTGAAAATTAACACCATCAATTGCAGATGCTCTTTGCCATTCTGGTGCATCATTCCATGCAGGCTGGCTCATGTCTCCGTTCGCGGCACACCAAGCACGGTTGGCCTCATGTGCTACACGCGCAATGCCTTCAATGTCCTTCATTCTTCTCTTCCTCATGGTGGGTTGTTGATTGTCGTCGTCAGGGAGTGACCGGGCGGTGAATGTTGGCGCATTCGGTCGCGCATCCAGCAAAAACGCGTGGTATCTGTGGTTTCTACTGGCCCGGTCACACCGTGGTGGCGATTTTGTCTGAGGGCATTCTTTGGGTGCGGCGCCGGTCCGATAGTTCACGCATTAAGGGAGCGGTGGGCGCTAGAATTTCTGCAGCGGTTTCAGAGTGTAAGGCGCTCATGTTGTTTGCATCCCCAGTGCTTCTTTGTACATTTCTAGGGTTGCCTCTTCATTGGCTATGTCCTCTGGGGTGCGCTTGCGAAGCGCTATGATTTTGCGGATGATCTTGGTGTCGTATCCTCGTCCTTTCCCTTTCGCGTAGACCTCTTTTATTTCTTGGGCGATATTCCGTTTTTCTTCTTCAAGGCGCTCGATGCACTCCACAATTTGGCGCAATTCTTCGGCTGTGATCTGGAAGGCCGTGGAGTTGTGCTCTTTGAAGTCTGGGTCTTCTTTCATCGGGGCTCGGCCTGCGCGGGCCTTTTCTTCCATATTTTCCAGTGAGATATCGACGTGATCCGTGATCGCCTGATCTTTGATTACTGCTGCGTTGGCGGCGCGTATCAGCTCTAATCCGTCCTTGCCTTTGATCGAGGCGATGTCGATGCCCTTTAGGTGAAGGTGGTGCAATACGGCGGCGCGTTCTTGGATATTGCGTTTCCCGTCGCTGTTGGCGGCGGTGATCAGCCCGATGTCTTCCAAGCGCTCTAATATTCGGGCGGCTTTATTGTATCCTATCGATAGCTCGCGCTGAATGAATGACGTTGATGCCTTGCCGGTTTCCAAAACCTTCAGTGCAGCCTTTTCAAAATTGGTTTCCAGATCGTGCGTTGTCATGGCCTTGTGTCCTTAGCGAGTGGGCGCAGCTTGTTTGCCGGTCCATGCGTCAAATTCAGTGCGCAGGGCGGCAAGGCGTTCGGCGGCGGCGGGTTTGGTGTTCAGGTGGCTGCGGCTGGTCACACCGCAATTCAGGCGCAAGAACTCGGCGGCTGCGCCCTGGCTGAATTGTTGCTTGGGAAACCCGCTGCGCGTCGCGGCAAAGCGTTGAAAGCGCGGATCATTGCATAAGATCCCGGCCTGCTGTGCGGGTGGCATGTCGTCAAATCTGGCCATCACGCTGATCCGTCATAATGGGATTGCGCGCGGCAGGTGGTGCACATCCGGTGGTGCGGGCCTTCGCTGGTGAACTCGGCGCGGCAATTCATGCACTTGCGCGTCTTTGAATTTTTCTCGCGCGTCAGTGCCTCAACCTTGCGCAGGGCCAGTTCGTGCGTGGTAGGGCCGTGAACCTTACGCCCGTCGATATAAACATAACTTTTTCCGCTTTCGGAAATGACCTGCGGTTCCATGGGTGTTGTGTCTCTTGTGTGTGCCAAATGGGCGCGGCGTGGAAACGAGCTGGTGCTGTTCTTGTGAGTGGTCGCCGCGCCCCGGTCGGGAAGAAAAGGGCCGGAAATTGAGGGAGCATGTTCCCGGCCAAGGTGGCAGGCAGGCTGAGGTCAGCCGCCTGCGTCAGGTTGGTGAATTTCGGTAAATTCCAGCAGGCGCGCTTTTGACGGTGTCGAAATCAGCGCGATATTGCGGTTTTCGCATTCAACAGCCATCGCGTTGAGTGTGTCGCGCAGATCCATCGCCTCTTGCCGCCAGAATTGCGCTTCGGCGCGCATCACTGCCATTTCCAAACGGTGCTGGGTGTCCACGTGATCGGGGATTTTGAATTCTGTTTGCTGTGTCATAGCGCACCGCCTTTGCGCGCTGACAGGGGGAAGGGGAGGATTTCCGCCCCGCCAGCGCTGGCCTGCGCCACCCCATCACGGCGCAGTGTTCGAATGTTTTGTGATCCATGGCGCACGGCAAGAATTTCGCGGGCAATTTCGGGTAAAATCGCGCGGGCCAACGCGGCCATTTGTTTATCACCAAGCGAGGTCAGCAGGTTGCCATCGCTGTCGGCCATTTCGTGAATATATGCATCAGAGAGTATGGGGTGTGTCATGATGTGACCTCCTGTGGCGTAAGGGGTATGGCAAAAAAATTGTCACATCAAGTAGTAAAAGGCAAAAAAATTGTCACTTCAAAATGTCACCGCTTCTGGGTGGCGTGATATCCGTTTGATTATGAGTGTTTTTTCAGGGCTTTTGTGATCGTGCTACGGTCTAAATTTAATTCAGCGGCAAGAGCTCTTTTGCTCATATCGCCATGCACACGCCGATAGAGAACAACCAGTCCGGTGTTCAGGTCGCCGAATTCACGCTTGATGCTAAGCAATAGCAGTAGCTTTGTTTTCTCCGATGCAGTCATGGTGTCATGCTGCCATGGGGAAGGTGATTATGCTGTTGCTCTGCCGTATGCTGCGCCGGTTCAAACGGGTGTGTCGGTGCGCGTCTGATCTATCCTGTTTCTATCCAAAAGGGGCCTGCACCTAGCACTCTGGTTGTTCAGACTTCCGTATAGGTGTGATCTTTATACTTTTGGATGTTTCTAGTGATTGGCCAAACATCCATTGATTGATTCTACGGATGTGCGTTACGGCGCTTGTGTTCGCGCTTTTGTGAACACCATATGTAGTGGTTTTTTATAAAATTTTACCAAAAATCTACAAGTGTGGTTGAATTTCAACCAGTCAGTTTGATTTTTATTTTGCCCTACATGTATGGATTGTTCATTCAACAAGGCTATATTGAGGCGAATTAGTGAAGTATTTTGAATGCAGCGCCCCTATATCTGAAGAGGCGCGTATAGAATTGCTGCGAGAGGTTGCGCGCAATACAGGGATTACAATTGATTTTCTGGATCAGTTGACAATGGGATTATCAAGCAGCGCTTTTCTAAGGGTCATGTCCAACGCGTCATCCACCCCTTCGTATATGAAATCCAGCGACAGCCCATATGTTTTTCGCAGCGCGCGTGCTGCGGCAAGCCCAATTTGATAGTTACCGGTTTCCCAGTTGTTTAGTTGGGATCTTTTTAGCCCTGCGCGCTCTGCATACTGTGCCTGTGTTAAGCCCAGTAAGTTGCGATGCCATACAATACGTGCGGAGATATCAGAATAGGGTCTGTCCATGGTTTATTTTTACCCTTGACATAAAAATTGTCATAGTCCGAATGATTTGTCTTGCTGATTGACAATTATTTTGCCATCAAGCTGGTATGTCTGAATTGAGAGAAATCGAGAGCCGCATCGGATCTGCGAATATGCAGCGCCTTCTTGGCTTGTGTCCTAGCTCTATTCGCGCTGCGCGACAGAAGAGGGCGTTCCCTGCTTCGTGGTTCAAGATCATAAAGGCCGAGTGTGACCGTCTGGGGATTGAATGTCCTATGTCGCTCTTCTCGTTTCGGGAACCTGTGTGTGATCCAGTGTGTGACCCTGGGGTGGATGCTGCAACAGGTGCATCCGCGCATGTGCCTATCCCATCGGATAGCGGTGTTTCTCAAAAGGTCAGCGGGGGGGCGGTATGACACGTCAAATTCCTGTTTCTGTCGTTTGTGGTATCCATACCGGAAACGATTACCCAAATTCTTGGGAATTGTTCTGCGACGTGCAGGAATATCTGTTGGCGGTAGAACCGCATGTGCAGATTGGGTTTGCGATCAAAAAACTTGCGCCCGGCCTGCCATCGCAAGCGCGCGAAAACATTGTGATGGCCCAAAAGCTGGGTGTGAACAAAAACACCGTCGAAAACTGGCGCGCGGATGCGGGCACAAATTGTAAAATCCCACTGCGGGTGATGCTGCTGGTTGCCCGCGAATATCGCGGCCAACCAGATGCGCTATGCGCGTTCTTGCGGGATTTCTCCGCCTTTACGGGTGAGGATCACACGCAGCATTTCGACTGGTGTGATCGCACAAATGGGGCGGTTTGATGCAGGGGCTAGTCTCGCAGCAAGTAGTCTGCAAGGTTTTTGATCGTTCGGTTCGTGCGAAGGTTTTTGCAGGTTTTGATCCTTCCAGCAGGGAACTCTATTTTTTCTTGTTGGCTCTTGCTGTGTCCGATGACAGCACCCGGTTTGTCCCACGAGACGTAGGGGTCAAATATGAGGTCCGTTTTCAACTTGCCTTGTTCGTCTATGAACGTGATTTCGAAATCGTAATACCAATCTTCTTGTTTCGCAGCGGCTTCTGCGCTGTCCGTGAGGTTGGCTATCGTGCTAACTTTCACCTTGCTTCCCGGTTTTCTTTTTGGGGGACGCTTTGTGATCGAGTTATCTTTTTCCTTCACGTCAAGATGAGACAACGGATCCGCTTTCCAGGCCTGAGCCCGATTTTTTTCGCGCTTCAGTGCTTCTGGCGAACGTCGTTTCTTTTTGGGTTTCAGCAGCCACACTATCAACCCGATTGCGACAAAAGCGTAGATGTAATCCACTGGCTTTCTCCGAAAGTGGTTGGTTGTGATGCCTTAGCTGGTTCTGGGGCAGGCTGCCACGTAGATCCAATTGTTGTCTTGGGTGCCAACGCCGTGAAGGCGGAAATCATCACCCTCAAAGTTGCCTTTGAAGGTGGTGAAGCCTGCATAGGCCCCGAACGCGTTTTTTCCGTTGATCTCGCCGCAGACCAGAGTGCTCACCTTGCCGTTTGGCCGGGTGATTTCCACGTGCCGGATGTTTCTGAACTGGGCGGCTCTGGGGTCACGAAAGTTGTAGCTTGCGGTTTCTTTGATGTCGTCCAACTGGGTGGCGGTCAACGGCAGCGGTTTGGTTTCTGCGCCCGGTGTGACGCAGGCGGTCAGGGAAAGGCTGCAAGCAATAGCGGTGACAATTTGTTTCATTGTAATTCCAATAATTTATCTTTGAGGTAGGGGTTAGATGTTGTTTATCCTGAAGTGTTTTCAGTTCTTCGGTCGTCGGCCAGCTTTACCTCACGTTCAATCGCATCCGCAAGATCGCGAAGCGCCGCTGCGATCTGATGTGCCGCGGCGTCCTCCACATGATGATATGGAAGCTCGGGTGACGCGGCTGGAACGAGAGTTTTCCATGAGAAGCTGTTGCTGCACGTCATGCCGTCCTGTTCAGAGGTTGCGGCGATGAAGTGTCGAACTTCAAAATGGGCCGGGGTGCCTTGGATCTCGGATTGGTTGATTGTCACGTTGCCTTCAGTTTTTGAACTGGCGGGTATGGTTTCAGTCGCAGAAACGTATTCGATTGATCCGTTATGGAGTTTGGCTGTCGCCATTATTCTAATCCTTTTCGTCCTTGGTTTGGTCGCTTGGGACGATGTGCGCAGCCGGGGTGAATTGCAAGCCTTGGTTGCGCAATCGGCTGTTGCTGTGCTGCGCCGGACGGCAAAGATATTCGCCGTCCGACAGGTCATCCCCTCTCTGTTGCCTTGGGCGCTTTCGCTATTCGGTCAAAAGGCGATATGCTTCGGGCAGCGCGTTTGGATGCGCATCCCCGCGGATCACTTCGCCGATGCGATTGGCGTTGGCCCCAAGTTTATGAACAATGTCGGTGTAGCTGACGCCTTGCAGCTTCATCACCCAGACTGTAACAGCCTCGATAAATGTGAGCTTGCGTCGTTTTTTGACAATAATGTTCATTTCGACACCTGTAATAGGGTGTCGTTCAGAATGGGGTTTTTCCCCGAACAGATCAGTCATGTGGTTTCTCGCTTTTCCTACATGGTTGGTCGGATCGCATCTATGGGCATAAGTGGTTTTGCGCCCGCGATCCTATATGGCCGCAACTTTCACAAGGGTGCGGTGTCCTTGGTCGGGGTGGCAATTCGCAGTTGTCATCCCGGCGCAGGGCAAGATGACGAAGAGATAAATTCTAGGCAATATCTTAATTGCAAACCCGATGGGGTTTATCGGTCTCAATTGTGCGACTTGTCAGCGGGTAAGCGTCTTAAGTTACTGAAATATATATCAAAGCTACCTTCTGTCACTCGCGCGATTAGAGTGCTAAAAAGTTCGCTTGACTATGAAAATATATCAGAAGTGATACCCGCGAAATTTCGCCATTTTTGCCAAATCACGCCTCATTGTGAAAATGGGCGAATTGGGCGTTCTTTTCATACTGGAGCGTGGGCATGACGTTTGGGCCGATTCTCCCTGTGGAACCTGATTGGGCGTGGCTTGCGGATCAGCCATCCTATGCGCCGCTGTTCTTTATCGCAGCCAACCCACAGCATCTGCGCACGCATCGGGGTGCGGATCTGGCCTGCATGGTGGTTGATGTCTGCGCCGAAGATCGGGGCGGCCATTTTGAAAGCGATGTCGCGTGGGAATATCTGCGCGCCCTTGGCCTGCCTGCGATTTGCCCCGCGTTGGTTGATCGCGCCGCTGGCGTGGTTGAACCGCGCCCATGGGTCTATTTGGGGCGGTGCGATTACGTCCTTGTTCCGCAGTTGGATGGCTGGGACGTCTCCTGCCATGTCTGGGAAACCGTGCGGCTGGCCCTGCGCGCGCATAAGCCGGTTTATCTGCTGGGGCCAAATGCGCCAAAGGCGGTGGCCTGATGATCCAGAAATTGACATATGCGCCGAATGTGGGCATGTTGCCGATGCAGGCTGGCAAAATCCGGTCTGTCAGGTTTGGCGACCTGCAAGTCTATGGCGCGAGGATAGCCGCGCGACCCGTTCTGGGTACGCGGTTTTTGTATGTCCAAGCGCGACGGGAGGCCTTTGGGTCTGCCGGTCACAACGCGCGCCGTAGACGCCGGTTCGCCAACCTGTCGTTGCTTGGGCACCATTTTGGCGAGTGGTTTCCGAGCGTTAACGCTAGTCTACGGAGGCCCTGCCATGCGCAGAACCAATACGCATATCCAAATCAAAGATCTACCCGCCAGCGTTCGCGGGGTGCTGTGATGCACCGGCGCGCTTTTCTCGCTGCTGCACCCGCCCTTCCGCTTTCTGCTGTTTCCGCGTCAGTCAAGACTGATCCGCACCCCCGCTGGCTGTGCCAGTGGCGCGCTGTGCAAGATGCCTGGAGCGCCGCAGAGGAAGGATCACCCGCAGATCAGGCCCTATGGGCGCAGTTCCGCGCCTTGTCTGATCAACTGCTGTTCACCCCGGTTGCAACCCCAGAAGGCGCAGCAGCTCAGTTGCGCTATCTGGTGGAGGATGACCACTTGCACAGCCTGTTTGAAAACGCTGGCGACGCCAAAGGCCACGCCATGGTTGAGGCCATTGTGGGGACGCTTGTCCCTCTGTGCCGGGGAGGGTGGGTGAGTTGAGTGTAGATGTGGAATTGCTTGATGTTTGGCCGTTACGGCGCGGTGATACGCTTTCGTCACATGATTGGTTTCCGTTCTACGGGCACAAGTTTCTATCGTCGCGCTTTCTGAGTAGATCGGTGATGACTGGTCGCCGTGCTGATTTGGGCACGGCGCTGATTTTGTGGGCCGAAGCGATGCGGCAAGATCCTGCAGGGACTTTGCCGATGGATGACATGGAGCTCGCCGATATGGCGCGCTATCGTTCGCTTAGTGAATGGCAGGACGTGCGTGATGCGGTTTTGCATGGTTGGGTCGCTGTCGCTGTTGAAGATCCGCGAACGGGGGAGTTGGAGGTGCGCCTTGGCCACCCTGGTTTGATCGAGGAAATCGTTCAGGACATGCACAAGAGGAAACGCGGTCGAGATGCGGCTCGTGATGCAGGTCGCCTTGCCCTCAAGAAGCACAAGATACGCAAGAAGATGGGGGACGTTGGTGTGCAAGATCATATCATCAAGGATGATCGTGCGATTACTGCATTGGCAGAGCATTTTGAACACTCTGAGTTGTATATCACGCCTGACAATGTGCGCGCGGCTATGGTTGCAGTGCTTGGTTATACGGGCGCAGTGACGCCCATTAGTGCCGCCAGAAAGTGAAAATGATCTGAAATGAAGTGAAATGATTTCACCAGATTTTAGTCGAATTTCGGCTTTCAGGTGAAATTGCCCTACAGGACAGAACAAAACAAAACAGAAAAATACAAAACACCTTATTGGCGAAAATCAAATTGCTTGGGTGTGGATAACTTGGATTGGCTGAGAAAAGGATTGGGGCGATGGACGCAAAACAGCAAAGCGACGGTGAAAAGCGCGTGCAAAGCATGTTGATCGATTGGTTGGAAGCGATGGGGCTGACCAAACCCAGCACCATGCGAAAAGATCAGTTTGAGACCATGAAAAAAGAGCTGCGCCAGATGTTGGCCTACATGCAGCCCAAAGGCCTTGAAACCCTGCGCGATTGGTGCGCGGCGCATCCCGGCGGCAGGGATCGTGACCGTTTCCCGATTGCATTGAAGATCCTTGAACGCGCGCGCCACATCGAACCCCCGGACACTGGCCCGTCGCCGCTGATGCTTAACGTGTTTGGGCATGATCTGGGGCTGCAGGCCATCCAGAAAGGGTTTGCCCCAGAGCTGTTGACGTATCTCAAGGCCGCGCGTGAATGGCCGGGGAACTACACGCAAAGCCAAATCAAGATGCAGGCAGATGATCCGGTACGCCGACTGGAAGATATCGAGCTGCGTATGTCTCGCGGTGATGATGTTGCACCGGGAGAGGCTGAATTTCGTGATCGCCGCCTCGCCGCGCTGCGAAAATGCCAAGCCATCCGCGATGAGGCCTTGGCGCAACGTGCTGAGGTGTCGGCATGACCGAATGTGTGGCGGCGGTTGCTGGAATTGATATGGCCCGAAATGATGGCGTTACCTACCTGGTGAACCGCCATGGTGTGTGTCAGGCAGTGGATGCCGATGTTGTTGTAACTGAGCTTTGGCGGGTTCAAGACGTCAAAAGGCGCGGCAAGGTTCCTTCATCCTGTAGCGCAGCCATCCCGGAAGCTCCGGCACGCGGTGCCTTTTGCGTGTTTGATGCTGGGCCTTCCGATCGGGATGCGGGGCGCGAACATGGTTCGGGGGCGGCGTTGTCTGGGTCCAAAGGCCTGCGCTTGCTTGATGCTTTCGACACAATGGAGGCGCAGGCGCGCAAGGTCTTGTTCACGGTTGAGCAAAAGCAAATTGGCCGTGCCTACTCGGCGCTGTTTGAAAAGCTGGATTGTGTCGGGGTGCGTTGCACGTCGATTGAAGCACTCAGCCAGCAGTCTGGCGGTGGTGGCGGTGAATACATTGATGCGGTGTTGCGGGATCGCCAGCAGCTTGATCTATGGCAGCGCCGGATCGGTGCGGGCGCGGCGCTTGAGGTTCGGCGCGTTCGGCCATCAAAGCGGAACACGCGGGGTTTGATCAGTGATCGTCGCTTGGTGGATTTGGTTTGTGTCTCTGGGCTTACCTTATCTGAGGTCTTGCGCAAATGTGGTTGGGTTGCTGAGGGCCAGCGCGCGCAGGGTGTGCATATCAAGGCGTTGCGCGCGGCGCTAAGGTCTTCTCTGGATCGTATGTCTGGCCCAATTGCGCGCCGGGTGCATCCATTTCACAACCGTGTCTCTGCCTCAATTTGTGCGCAGCAGTGGCAAGATCGCACATTGGGTGTTGACGCATAATACGCCCGTGTGCAACAGAATGTATATCATCTACAATTGCGCCCGCAGGTATGCCACCTGTCGGGCGTTTTGCTTTTGGGGGCCTGAATGTCATCGGGTTTTGATCTTGGCCTCCATCTGGATACCTCTGATTATTTGAAGGGCAAAAATGCGATTGAACGCACTCAGTTGCCAATTGCGACCATGTGGGCGCTCAACGATACAGCGCAAGAGGTTTTGGAGCATGTCCAGAACCGTATGGAAGTTGTGTTTGATAGGCCGACGCGGTTTTCGAAAAACGCTTTTCAAGTTTGGCGTGCAAAGAAGGGCAATCTAACTGCTTCGGTGCAGGAACGCCCATCGGTGGGGCGTAAGCATTTCTTGAAAGTGCAAGAGCGCGGTGGCCAACGTCCGACAACGGGATTGGAGCGCATGTTGTCGTCATCATTGGCTTATGATGGGGTTTTGTCTGCGATAGTTCCTGCCAAGGGGGCTAAGCTCAACCAATTTGGCAACTGGGCACCGGGTCAACGCAATCAGGCGATTTCAGGGGTCAAAGGGTGGAGTGAAGTTGGTTACAAAGCCAACACAACAAAGGAAAGCAGGGCAAGACGTCAATCGCGCGCAGCTTACTTCGTTCCTAAAAAGGGATCGCGTCTTTCTGCTGGTATCTACAAACGTACTGGCAAAGGGCAGCGCGAAAAGATTGTGAAGGTTGCTCACTTTCTTGACCGATTGCCGCGTTATGGTGCGCGGCTCAAGTTTCATGGTGGCGCACAAGAAGTTTTCGACCAGCGTTTTGGTCCGAACTTCCGGCGAGCCTTTGAAAAAGCCATGGCGACACGTCGATAAGGCCTTGGGTCCTTCCTGGAGCCTTAGCGCACGCGGGTAATTCACACCCCGATCCAATCAAGTTTGTGATTTTTTTCAAGTGCTTGGGTTGTGGTTCTTGTTGTTGTTTGATCTTTAAGGGGGAGATATGGCTGGTCTGATTAAATTGGAAAATGGTGAGGTCATCGATCTGCGGCAATATCCTTTGCCGGATGGCATTCAGGATGAGCTGTACAATATCCCGCTAATGGCCACAGCGCAGCACCTTTACGGTGATTAAGTGGATTAATGCAGGCATGCCGGTCGAGCAACGGGGTGGAAATGGTCGCTTCTATGAGTTGCGCTTTTCACATTGTTACGCTTGGCGGATCTGGCGGGAGCAAAGGGCACAAAAAGAAACCGCAGCCAAGGCCAGCAATGCCGTTCAAAAAGCTTTGCTCTTTATGGGTGAAGACGCAGATGCGAGGTCACAAGCGCCTCTATCAGCCAAAGAAATTCGGGTTTTGGCCGAAGCTATCCTAGCCCTAGGCGAGGCGGCTTCCCTGCGTGGTGAATTTCTGCTTCGATCAGATGTGCAAGAGTTGGTTTCAAAGCTACTTGGCACGTTTTGCAGCGACGTCACCAATTTGCCGGATTGGATAGCGCAAGAATTCAGTCTTAGTTCCCAGCAAGTTGATCGCTAAGGATGAGGCATGGCTGATCTGATCGAATTAGAAAATGGTGAGGTCATTGATCTGCAGCAGTACCCTTTGCCGGATGAGGTCTACAATATCCAACTAATGGCCAAAGCGATGCACACCAGCACCGTTACGGTGAATAAGTGGATCGATGCTGGCATGCCTGTCGAGCAAAGAGGCGGGAATGGTCGCTCCTATGAGCTGCGCTTTTCGCATTGTTACGCTTGGCGGCTCTGGCGGGAGCAAAGAGAACAAAAAGAAACAGCTGCAAAGGCCAGCAATGCCGCTCAAAAAGCTTTGCTTTTTATGGGTGAAGACACAGATGCTGGATCACAAGCGCCTTTATCAGCCAAAGAAATTCGGGAGTTGTCCGAAGCTGTCCTGATACGAGATAAGGCGGCTTTGCAGCGTGGCGAATTGTTGCTTCGATCAGATGTGCAAGAGTTGGTTTCAAGGCTGCTTAGTACATTTCGCGGCACCGTCACCAATCTGCCGGATTGGCTAGAACAAGAGTTCAGTCTTAGCCCTAGGCAGGTTGATCGCGCCCAAGACTATGCTGATGCTCTGTTGGATGAGGTGAGACTGCAATTGGAACAGCAAGGCTACCAAACAAGTAGCGTTGTTGATTTAGGAGACCGTGAACACTTCACGGAATAGATATGCTGGAAAACCGTGATCACGCTCTGGGGCAAATTTTTGATTTGCCCCCGCTCCCTTCGTACGTAAAAGCGAATGAAGTTCTAAACGAATGTTTGCCAATCCTTGATGTGCCAAGTCGCATTACGCCGATTGAAGCGGCACAGCAGCACATTCGCGTTGAGGCGCGGGGCGTTTGGCAAAATTACGATCCAGAAATCACGCCTTATATGGTTGAGCTAGCCAATACGGTTCAATCTCGGCTCTACAAGGGCGGTGCATTTTTGGGGCCATCGCAAGCCGGGAAAACCATGGCTCTGATTACAACCGCATTGCATCCGGTGCTTTGTGATCCGGCCCCTACATTGGTTGTTCATATGGATCGGCCAAGTCGTGACCGGTGGGTCGAGGAGTCATTGAACCCCGTTATCCAGAATAGCCCAGAGGTGCGGAACCGATTGGGCAAAGGGCGGGATGACAACACGTTTAGCCGCAAGCGTTTCTTGGGAATGCGATTAAATCTTGGATATCCGACCCCGCAGTGGTTTTCATCGGCGAAATATAAACTTGTTGCTTTGACGGATTATGACCATTTTCCGCCAGAGCTTGGGGTTCGTAAAGATGCGCCAGAAGGATCTTCCTTCGAGATGGCGAAACAGCGGGTAAAAACATATCTGAGCCGTGGTTTTGTCCTGGCGGAAAGTACCCCAGCTTGGCCTGTGTTAGATCCAGAGTGGGAGGCTGGTGCTGATGCGCCCCATGAATTGCCACCGGTGAAACACGGGATCGTTTTACTATACAACGATGGGACGCGGGGGCGCTGGTATTGGGAATGTCGTGATTGTGGTGAGAGGTTTGAGCCAACAGTTGATCGGCTGATTTTTGATGGATCGCTGGGGCCAATAGATGCAGGCGAAACAGCTGAAATGTCTTGCCCGCACTGCGGCAGTTTGATTGGGCCGCAGCATAAAAACGAGTTCAATCGTGCAGCGCTCAAAGGTCGCGGGGGATGGCTCCATGAAATGGAGAATGGCGGCGGTGTTGTCCCTCTGGGAGATAGCGCCATTCGGGGTTCAGAAATCGCCTCTTGGGCGCTGAATGGAGCGGCGGCGACATTTGCAAAGTGGTCTGAGTTGGTATCTCGCCGCATGGTGGCTGAGCAAAAGCTGGCACGGCTCGGCGACGAGTTGGACCTGACACGCTATTACTACACGGATGTAGGGGTCCCCTATTGTCGCAAGGTAGACAAAGACGAAAACGAGCTGACTGTTCGTTTCTTGAAAGACAATTTGCGGGATGCGCAACGCGGTGTTGCACCATCTTGGACGCGGTTCGTGATTATTACGGTAGACGTTCAGAAATCTTATTTCCCCGTACAGGTCACTGCCTTTGGTGAAGAAGGAAAAGCTCAAGTTGTTGATCGCTACGATCTAACCCAACCGCCGAAAGGTGCCCCTAATCGTGGCACAGGAGATGAGTTACGCCGGTTGGAGCCTGCCCGATACATAGAAGATTGGGCTGTTCTTGATGGATTGGCTGAGAAGGTGACGCCCATTGATGGGGCGGATTATGGATTGAAACCTGTTTTGTGCATTGTCGATTTCCATGGCGAGCCGGGCGTCAGTGATAATGCTGAGAAGTTTCTGAAAGACCGACGCGCAGCAGGCGAGGGGGGTGTTTGGCGCGTGTCTCGTGGTGAGGGTAAGTTCAAGCTCCCATTCCGAGTGAAGTATGCTGAACCGGAGCGCGGTAGCGGCGGGAAAGCAGCTCGATCTATTCGTATTCTGACAATGGCGACTGATCGCCTCAAAGATACGTTGGCCGTTTCGCTGAAGCGCGCGACCGGAGGTTCAGGCGCGTTTCTGTTACCAAGTTGGATGGCAGAAAACACGGCACTGCTTCAAGAATTCGTAGCAGAGCAACGCACCTCGGATGGCTGGCAGAAAAAGCCGGGACAGGTGCGAAATGAGGCTATCGATTTGTCCGTTCAGGCAAGAGCGGGGGCAGAGCACAAGGGGCTGCTGCGCGTCGATTGGGCCGATCCTCCAGACTGGGCGCTTGGCGGTATTCAAAATGAATTTGCCGTTGCGCTTTCTGACGAAGGCGAGCGGAAAAGCACGGTGGCACCAAAGCCGCAACGCGCAGCGCCACAACATGTGAATTTTCTACGCAGAGGTTAGGCATGTCCAATTATACCAGTGAACAATTGAACAAACTGAGAGAGGCCTACACAAAAGGCGTTCTTTCTGTTGAGCTGGCGGGCGAAAAAATCACCTTTGTCAGCGGTTCAGAAATGCGTCGGCGTATCCGCGACATTGAGGCGGAGCTGGGTCAGGGGGAAAACGAAATGACTATTTCTTTTCCTAACCTTGGGCGTGGCTACTGATGAAATGGCTTGATCGTGCGGTGTTGATGGTCAGCCCAGAACGGGGTTTGGCCAGACTAAAAGCGCGCTCTGCTGCGCGTGCTTTGATGAATTACGATGCCGCCTCTAAAGGGCGGCGTACATTTGGCTGGAAATCGCCATCAACGTCAGCAGACGGTGCCGCTACGGGTAGTCGCAAGAGATTGCGCAACCTGAGCCGTGATTTCATGCGCAATCGCCCACTCGCAGTGCGCGGTCGTGATGTGACAACAGTAAATGTTGTTGGGACCGGTATTCGTCCTTCTGTTCAGATGGAAAAGAAAGACGCGGCAAAGGCAGAAGACGCTGCGGAGATTTTGCAGAAGCATCTGCTAACGCCCGCAATTGATACATATGGCGTAAGCGACATTCTGGGGCTTCAATTCCAGATTATGAATGCGGTTTTCACCGATGGTGAGTTGCTTGCTAGGCGTCGCATGCGCGATACACGCTATGATCCTGATTTGGTGCTTCCATTTCAGATCCAACTTATGGAGGTGGATCATTTAGATGAAAGCATAACCAGCTACGGCAACAACGATGTTATTGATGGGATCGAATATGGGCCAACCGGTAAAGCCGTCGCCTATCATTTGTTTGACCAACATCCCGGCGAAATCGGTTGGCGTCAAAGCCGCAAGCTGAAAAGTTCAAGAGTGCCGGCTGAACAAATTTTGCATATCCGCAGAATTGAAAGGCCGGGGCAGATGCGCGGTGTGCCTTGGTTGGCGCCAGTCATGATGACGCTCGGTGACATTAGCGATTACCAAGATGCGCAGATCCTAAAGCAACGGATCGGGGCTATGTTGGCCTTTTTCGTGAAGTCTGGGGCAGATGGAAAGGCATATGAAGGGCGTTCACTTAATCACTTAGAGCCGGGTGCAATTGTCGGTTTGAAGGAGGGGCAAGACGTCGTTGCGTCGGAGCCGCCAAAAGTAGACGGCTATCAGGAGTTCATGAGCCAAGCCATTCGGATGATTGCCGTGGGTCTGGGCCTGAGTTTTGAAAGTTTCGGGGATCTTCGCGGTGTCAATTTCACATCGGGGAAGATGGGCCGGATTGAGATGGATCGCTTCGTTGAAATTTGGCAGCGCGCTATTGTGATTACGCAGTTTTGTATGGGCGTTTCTCGTTGGACGATGGATGCTTGGCGATTGGTTCGTGTCACGCATTCGTTGCCGCCAGTTCCTAAGTCAATCGATTGGACTGCACCTAAGCGCCCGATGATCGATGCGCCAAAAGAGGTCGGCGCGGCAATCGCTGAAATCGAAGCGGGATTGACCAGCCGACAACGTAAACAACGCGAAATGGGCAATGACCCAGACGTTATTGCACGTGAACGACAGGAAGATGCGGCACGTGACCCCGGTCCAGATGCGATTTCTGGTCAATCATCTGAAAAGAGTGAGGGCAACTTAGCCAATGCTTCAGCAGATGAGGATGAGAGCAAAGAGGAAGAAGAAGATGAACGGGACTGACTTAATCCTTAACGGTGAAATTGTACTGGAAGGCTACATCTACGATCACGAAACATGTGAATGGTTGGGGCCTGGTCACTTTTCGAGCCGCATGGTGCGCGATGCTCTCTCTGCCTTCGATGGTGAGGTGACCGTGCGCGTTAACTCGCATGGTGGCAGCCCATTCGAAGGTGAAGCTGTACGTGCAGCCTTTGAGGCGCATCCGGGGAAAGTAACGGCTATTGTAAACGGCATTGCCGCCAGTGCCGCCTCGCTCATGATTATGGGGGCAGCGCGAATAGAAATGTCCGCTGGGTCTCATATCATGATCCATGAACCGTCTGGTAGTGCATTTGGTCGGGCAGATGTGCTTGCCGCAGAGGCAGAAAGCTTGCGAACGCTCGGCAGTACCTATGCAAATGTTTATGCTGATCGTTCCAACATGACGTCCGAACAGATCCAAGCTTGGATGAAAGCTGAGACTTTTTTGGGGGCTGATGCCTCTGTCCAAGCCGGTCTCGCGGATGCGGTCACAGGGCAGGCGCAACAAGATATGTCAGAAGATGAGGCGGTTGAAAAAGCACGCGCAGAAATGGCGAGCCATAACCGGCGCTACCTCATGATGATGCAGAAAATTCAAGCGACTGGCGGAAAGCCGGGCGCGCTATCCTCGGTTAGCATGACCGCAGAACAGGAGGCTCAAGAGATGCCCAACGAAAATGCACAGCAAACATCCCCAGAAACGCCGACAACAGCACCGGCTGTAGAGACAAGCGCAAACGTGACAATGTCGGCTGTTCAAAATCAGCAAAGTGAAGCCGTGCAAATGGCTATTGCAGGTGAGCGCCAGCGACAATCAGACATTCGCGCTATGGCGGCTCCTTATGTGGATGCGGGCCAATTGACGCAAATGCAAGTCAATGAGGTCATTGATCAGGGTGTAACGATGGAAGGGGCAGGCGCTCGTTTCATGTCTTTGATGGCAGAGACGCAAACCCGCATTGTTCCTGCCACGGTTGCAGGCAGTCGCCAAGATGAAACAGAAACGCGCATGGAAGGAATGATTGAGGCTCTTATGTCCAATTATGACGGGCCGGGGGCTCAATTCCGGGGCATGCGCCTTCGATCCTTGGCAATGGAGCTTGGTGGTGGACGTGGGTTTAATGAAAACCAGCGCATTGCAGATGGGATGCGCGCAACAACCATGATGGGCGGTGCGCATGGTGTGAGCGATTTCGCATACATTACAACCGAAGTCATGAACCGAAGTCTTCTGGCGCAATACGAACGCCGCGCTGCAAATTGGGTACCACTTGCTGGCACGCCAATGGAGGCAAGTGATTTCCGAGAGCTTCACGCCGCTCGTTTCGGCGGCAGCTTCCAGCTGAAGACCGTTCAAGAGAATGGCGAATACGAAGAAGCGACATTGGTAGACCAAGCTGAAGGTCTCAAGGTCGAGCGTCGCGGACGTAAAATTAACATTACTTTTGAGGCTGTTGTTAACGACGATATGGGGGCGTTTAATCGCATTCCTCAAGAGTTTGCTGTTGCGTCTCGGCTCATGGAAGCAACCATGGTCTGGTCACTTATTCGCAAAAACGCTGCTTTGAAATCTGATGGCAAATCAATCTTCCATGCTGATCACAACAATATTGCTACAGGTGGCAAGATCAGCCCGGTTACTGTTGGCAATGCCCGCAAATTGATGTGGGAGCAACGCGCATACGGCAGTGAAGACGCCGACGAAGATTTCTTGATGATTGAGCCCGATTTGTTGATTGTACCTCCAGCGCTGGAAACAGACGCAGGGCGTTTTGTATCCGATTTCACACCAGCAAAAACCGATGATGCGAACCCGTACCGTTCAAGTGTTACTCCGATTGTCGCGCCGCACTTGGGTAAGGTTGCCGGTGGTTCTGATGAGGTATGGTATCTCGGATCGTCCGATTTGCCCCCAATATCTGTTGCATACCTTGAAGGGTATCAAGCGCCGGTTGTGAGAACGGTTGAGGGCATGAACCCAGATATGGTGACAATGACCGCTCGACACATCTTTGGCGCTGCGACGTCAGAATTCCGTGGCATTGTGAAAAATCCCGGCAAATAGACAGTTCTTAACTGATCAGAACGGATGAGACGAAAGGGCGGCATGGGCCGCCCTTCGTCGTTTGGAAACAAAGGCAAAGAGGTTTGTCATGAAGAACTTTGTAAAACCCGGCAATTCACTACCGATTGTCGCTCATAAAGACCTGAAATCAGGTGATTTCGTGAAAATCGGTGGTCTTTCTGGGATCGCACAAGGGGATGCCAAAACGGGTGCCCCTGTCGAGATCCACCGTTGCGGCGTGTTTCGGCTCCCGAAAGGCAATGAGGCGTGGACAGTTGGGCAAAAGCTATACTGGGATGACGATGCGGGGCAATGTACGACGGTTGAGGCTGAAAATGACCTCATCGGAATATCGACAAGCACGCAACCAACCTCCTCCAAATTGGCTCCAGTTTATCTGGATGGTGTCATTCGGTAGGCCAAATGTCCTATTATTTTGATGGCACTGCTGAATTGCTGAATGATATTTTTGGTGATCCAGTTGAGGTAACACGGGTAAGCGGACGTCAGTACACTATTCAGGCTGTTTTCAGGCGAGAACCGGTTGAGGTGATGGGGTCCGATGGATTTCCCGTATTGATCATGAACCCAACTCTTAAATTGCCAGACAATATCCGCCTCTCTCGTGGTGATATTATCGTTCCAAGCATTGCGTCTGGTCAGCGCTACATTGTTCAGAGCAATGAGATTAGCCCGTCCCCTGATGAGGGGCGGTTTATCCTCTATGAATTGGAGTTGGATCAGTGAGCACAAAGAACGCAGAATTTCGGCGCGCGGCTAAAAACACCATATCCGAAAGTGATCGCTTTTCCCAATTCAAAACTTTTGGGCTTTGGGATAAGCGCGTAAATGCAGACGATTTGCCAGCTTTCGCGGTGGGTATTCCAAGCTGGGGGCTGGATCGGCATGATACACTTAGCTCTCAAGAGCAAATAACCACACTGATCATAGCCGTAAAACGCTCTGGTGAAGGGTTAGAAGATCTTGGTGATGCTGACGCTGATGAGATCATTCATTTGTTATCAGAGCACCTTGAAGACGATTATCACGAACTTTCCGTAAACGAAGTGACCTACCAACAAGATGCCTCAGGCGAGGTTGATGTGTCCACTTTGGCGCTGAAACTTAATATCAAATTTTGGCCTAAAAACGCTTAGGCCTCATTCGTCCCGATCTACGGGATAATCCAAAAACAGGAGATAAATATGTCTAGCAGCGGGGCAATTCGCGGCGCAGGGTCAGCCGTGCGTATTGGTGTTGATGATGGCGGGGACGTAGTCTGGACCAAGATCGATGGTATTGAGCAATACGACTTTCCCGACCAGCAACCCCCTGAGATTGATGTTACCCATTTGGGCAGTCCCAATGACACAGAGGAAGCCATACCCGGCATGAAGCCAATCGCAATTTGGTCAGTCGAAGTGCACTATAAAGAGGGTACCCCTGTTGAAGCATTTTTGGCCGGGTTGGCTGCAACGCACGAGCCGATGATCTTAGGTCTCTTAACTGCTGGCCCAGACGCTACAGAAAAGATGTTCGGTGGCTACGTTAAGGGATTTATCCCGAAAGGTATTGGTCCAAAGAATAAGCAAGTGGCTGATTTGAACGTCGTCGTTCAAGCGCAGGTCACGGGGTAAGTCGAGTATGGTTGATCGAATTGGGGGCGAGGTCCAGGGGCGCGTGCGGGGCCGTATGAAAACGCTTTGTTTGGACATGGCTGCATTGGAGCGTTTTGAGCACTCTACTGGTAAGCGTGCATTTTTAGCCTTGGAGGAGTTGGGGGGGGATGATGCCGAATTCATCATCCTTAGAAAACTCATCCACGCTGCTATGAGAAAGCATCATCCAAATGCGACTTTGGCAGAGGCTCAACGCTTTATTGCAAAGCATCCTAAGGAATTGCGCGCCTTATTTCAAAATGCACTGCCTGAGCAAAAGCAGCCAGACGATGAAGGCGTAAGCAAGCCGGGAAATCAGAGCGGAGCGAAGGGCTAGGGGTTTCTTCGCTCCGCTCTGATTGGCTTGATCAGGGGTTGGACCCTGATCGTTTCTGGACCCTAACACCCAGAAGGTATGTCGAAGAAATGCGTGCGGCGAACCGGCGGCACGCATTTTTGCAAGCTGACCTTGCTGAAGCTGTATTTTGCGGGTCGCGCATGGAAGGCAAAGAGTTGCAGCGATACTGCGATGGACTGCGTGGCATCGACAGAACATTGCCACCAGAGGCGTTGGCTGCAGCAATTGAAGCCGCAGCTAAGGATAAGCCGGAAATGTCTTGGAAACAATTCTTCGCCGAAAGGAAGCGTTAAATGTCGTTGGTCGGTCGCTTGATGGCAACCCTTGGACTTGATTCCCGTGGTTTCAACAAGGGTCTGAATGACAGTGAGGGACGTCTTAAGCGTTTTTCTAGAGCTGTTTCAAAAGTTGGTGGGGGGCTGTCGATTGTGTCTGCCGGTATGTTGGCAGCAATTCGAAACCAATTGAATGCAGCAGATGAGCTTTCCAAAAGTGCTCAGCGACTGGGTGTTCCAATCGAAGATCTTTCAGCGTTGCGTCATGCCGCTGACATGTCGGGCGTTGGGGTTTCTGATCTTGATAATAGCCTGAGACGCCTTTCCCGAAACATGGAAGATGCCGCGTCTGGTGGAAAGAAAACCTCGGCGCTGTTTGATCAGTTAGGTATCTCAGTAACGAGTGTAGACGGATCGCTTAGGCCAACATCAGAGGTTATGGCCGATGCTGCGGACCGGCTCTCTAAGATGCCCGATGGTGCGCGCAAAACGGCTTTGGCCTTTGAGCTTTTTGGTCGATCCGGCACAAATCTGATCCCCATGTTAAATGGGGGGCGTGATAGCCTGCAGGCTATGATGCAAGAGGCCCGCGACCTTGGTCTGGTTCTGGATGCAAAAACGGGTAAGTCGGCAGAGAACTTCAACGACAATGTATCTCGCTTATCAAAAACCGTGCGCGGCCTTTCACTGCAGGCAAGCGCGGCTTTGGCGCCAGCTCTGGAAGCAGTCACGGATCGCATTGTTCAAGCCTCAAAGTGGTTTCGTGATCTACCCCAATCTGCAAAGCAGGCGCTGGCGGGTTTTGCGGCATTCTTGGCGGTTGCAGGCCCTCTTGCTCTCGCCGTGGCGGGTGTTGCGTTTGCCCTTTCAACCATTGCGGGGCCGATTGTCGCGGTAGGTGCAGGAATTGCATCCTTGGTGGCGGTCGCTTCAGGTCTGGGGCTAAGTCTAAGGACCATCGTAAGCGTTGCTGGAGCGGTGGCCACAGCGTTTGGCGTCAAGCTGGCGTTTGCAATCGGATCAAAGTTCGTAGTGTCTTTGATTGCAGCAACTCGGCAAGCCGTTGCGCTGGAACTAGCATTGGGAGCCAAATCGCGCGCGGCTGCGGTCGCGGGGGTGGCCATCAACGGTCTCACACGTGGTTTGCAGTTGTTGCGAGGGGCCATAGTTGCGACCGGCATTGGCGCACTTGTTGTCGCGGTCGGATTGCTGATTGATCAGTTCATAAAGTTGGTGCAGCACACTGGTGGGGTGGGCGCTGCACTCTCCTTCCTGTGGAACGTTGCAAAAGAAGTCTTTAGCAGAATTGGCCTTGCCGGAGCTGCAGCGGCAACGCGACTGCGCGCAGTCTTTCTGTCTTTTCAAGCGGTCTCAATTCGCCTTTGGGCAAATGTTGTGCGTGTCGTTGTTGATGCCGCCGAAGCAATAGTAGATGCAGGGGCGGGAGCAGCGGAAGCGGTCAAAGCTTCATTTAGCTCAATACCTGGCGCGCTTGGTGACTTTATGTTCCAAGCGGCTAATTCCGTCATCGACGGTGTCGAGGAAATGATCAATGCGGTGGTTCGCCGTGTAAATAAGTTCATCGGTAGCCTAAATAATGCATTGGCAAAACTGCCGGCATGGGCGGGCGGTGGTTCATTATCCATTGGGGCCGTTGATGAAGTTAGCCTGGGTGGGGTTGGCAATCCCTTTTCTGGGCAAGCTGATGCTCTTCGAAATGCGGCGCAAGATGCTTTTGCTGCGGAACAGGGTCGCAGTGATTTTGGCAATCGATCTGATGAGTTATTGAAACTCTCGTCTGGAATTGACGCCAGCGCTGCTGCAGCGCGCACGGCAAGTTCAGTCTTTCTGGATATGGCAACTGCGCCACTCTCAAGTTTAGATGGTTTGCAAAGTTCGGTAGAGCAGACCGAGGATAAGGTTGACGATACTTCAGGGGCTGTGCGGAACCTGCAAGAAGAATTGGAAGCACTGGGTGACGGTGGTGGTTCTTCTGGCGGCGGTGGCGGCAAGGCTAAAAAGGGTAAGTCTCTAAAGGAAAAGCTAACTGACCCCTTTAAGCGTGTGACTGATAGCGTAAAGCAGTTCTCAGACTCTCTTGCTGGTGCAATCGTTCAAGGAAACAGTCTTGGCGATGCAATGCGGATCGTGTGGCAGCGCATTGCTCAAGACTTGATTTCAAGCGGCCTTCAGAAACTCATTGGAAGCGTCTTTGGTTTCGGTAGTGGCGGCAGTGGGGCACTCCTCTCAGGTGTGTGGTCGCTTTTTGGCCTTCCGTCTTTTGCGAATGGCACAATGAACCATAAGGGCGGTGTTGCTCAAGTCTTTGAGCGTGGCGGCGAGATATTGGATCTCCCCAAGGGCACGCGTGTCATCCCAAACGATCTATCGCGAATGATGGTGACGGCTGCAGGCAAAAGGATAGGGGACGCAGTATCGCCTACATCTACCCAAATTATGCACCAAGAGGTGACGATACGCTTAGCGCAATCCTCAATGCGATTATCAGACGATGGTAAGATTGTCGCTGAAATTGGCCTTCAAACTGATCGTAAGATTGGCGATGCGGCAAGGCGCGCGGATCAGACCTTACCAGAAAAAGTGCAGCAAATACAGAGGCGACCAAGGGATAGAGGTAGATGAGCGAGCAACTAATTTTGCCTTTGGACCAGTTTTGGGATCGTCTGCGATTTCGGTCTATCACCTTCGATTTTCCTGATGAGCAAACAGGAAGCGGTACAGGCGGCGGCGAGGTTTTGCGTGCAAGCAGAGGGGATATTTTGTGGGAGGGAAAGGCGAGCCTTGTTGTTCGAAGACACGATCAACAAGATCAGATCAAGGCGCTTATGGATGAAATCAGACATGGGGGGGCTGCTTTTTTTGTCTGTGATCCTAAAAGGCGTGCGCCACAATTTGACAAATCAGGCGCTTTGCAAGGGGCAAGTGAGGCGCAAATTCTTTCAGTGGATGAAAATGACCGCAGGCACTTGGTTCTTGGAGGTTTGCCTTATGGTTTTGAGGTAAGTCCGGGGGATCTTGTCTCATTTGAATATGGATCAAACCCGGTACGCTATTTCTTGGCGCGTGTACAGCAGGGCGGCACCTTTTCTGGCGTCATCCCTAAATGCCGTTTGCGTGTGTTGCCGTTTCTTCCATCGGGGTTGGTCGCTGGCCTGACTGTTCGTCTAAGAGACCCAATTTGCAAAGCTGTGTACGTGCCAAACTCGTATACACCGATAGAGCGCACGCCAGCTTTTGACAGTGGTTTTGAATTCAATTGGAGGCAAACCTATAGATGAGTTGGCCATTTGTTACGCGTAAAGATCAATACAATCGGGTTTTGATCTGGATAGCCGCGAAAAATCGTGTCTCTGGTGAGGCTGATCCAATGGGTATTTGGGATGGTCGAGATCATCAAACATTTGAAATCAATGGCGAGGCGCGCAGTTTTTTTGGTGCGGGAAACGTTCAATCTCTAACGGCATTCACTTCACAAGCTGGGATCGTGATTGAGAACTACACCATCGATCTAGCGGCATTCTCGCCGGAGGTTCGGCAGCTAGTGCGTGGGCGTGATGTGCGCTTTGCGCGGGTCGAAGTGTATATTGTCAGTTTCGATCCCGAAGCGGGCGCACAGTTGAGTATAGATCCGATTTTTAAGGGCACTATTGATGGCGCGTCAGAAGAGATTGGGGCACGTGGTGGTGATGCTTTAGTTTCACTTAAGTTGGTCTCAAACGCACGTCTTCTTACGCGAAAGCTGCCACTTCTGAAATCACAGGTCGCTCAGTCCAAACGAGATGGAGACCGTTTCTTTCGATACGCGGATGTGTCTGGAACGGTACCAGTTTTCTGGGGCCGAGAACGCCACCAAAACTAACGTTTTCTCTCTAAACTTGGAGTTTGGCATGGTCCAAGAAATCAAGCGCCTACCCGATTGGCGTTCCAATTTGTGTGCCTATCTGTCGGATATTGCGCGTGCGGAATTTAGACCAGGTGTCCACGATTGCGCATTGTTTGGCGCAGGTGCGGTCAAAGCAATGACTGGCGTGGACTTAGCCGCTGACTACATCGGGAGGTACGGCAGCGTTTCAGAAGGTATGGCGCTTCTAAAAGCCGAAGGCATCAACAGCCTCAATGATCTAGTTTCCCGCCACTTTCCCGAAACACCACCATTGATGGCTCGGGCAGGTGATTTGGCTTTGGTGACAGGGCGAAAAAATGTCGACGCTCTCGGTGTGGTGCAGGGGCCTTCCATTTTTGTGCTGCAGGTTGAGGGGTTGGGCCGCGTGCCTCTCAGTTCGGGGCTTAAGGGATTTAACGTATGACTTACCTGATCGCCCTAGCGTTTACATTTCTTGTGGCATCTGCAGAGGCAACCCTAGCCGATCCTGTAACAACCGCTATAGCCGCGATTTCCACATTTGTTGGTGGTTTGGGGGTGGTGGGGGCTGCCCTTTTACAATTTGCCATCGGCACTACACTTAGCCTGATTGCAAAAGCAAAAGCACGTCGTGGTCAAGGGGATCGTGGTGGTATTCAAACCGATGTCACCTTAACTGGTGGCACCAATTCTGAAAGCTTTATTCTAGGGTACTACGGAACCTCTGGCACTTGGGTTTGTCCACCGCTTTCGCGCGGGGAACGATTGAATACCTTAACTTATGTCATCGACATTGGTGGGCTTCCCGGTCAAACCCTCAAAGAAGTATTCGTCAATGGTGAATTGCTGCTGCTGGATGGCCTTATAGAGCATGGGCAAACCGTATCATCAACAAAAGACAGTTTTAACGGGCTGGTCTCATTGACATATTTTGACGGATCGCAAACCACTGCCCCTGCCTTCATGCTGGAAAACTACGGGGGAGATCCAAACTTTCCTTGGACCGAAGATATGATCGGCATCGGTCGATGTTTCGCAATCTTGGAATTTGAAGCTGATGACAAGGTCTTCTCTGGCTTGCCCCAAGTGCGGTTCGGGGTGCAGGGTATTCCGGTATACGATCCACGAGACGGGCAGTTCAAAGCATCCGATAACTTAGCTTTGTTGGCTTATTCGGTGTTGCGTGGCTTTGATTTTCCTGATGGTTCGCGCTGGGGCGGTGAGGCAAGTTTTGATGACTTGCCAATTGATGTTTGGGCAGCGGCCATGAATGAGGCTGATCGTCCTATAGATATCGCCGATGGCAATACTGAGCCTCAGTTTCGAGCTGGTTTTGAGATTAACACATCTGAGACCGAACCAGCCGAAGTGCTTGAACGTCTGATGGATGCTTGCACCGGTGATCTTGCAGAAGAAGGTGGCTCCTGGTTCATCAGGATCGGCGCTCCGCCTTTGCCAGTTGCGTTCTTGACAGATGCAGATCTGATTGTTGATGCGCCTATGTCTTTGACGCCATTTTCGAGTTTGGCGGATAGTGTAAATGCTTTGACCTTGCAGTTTCCAAACCCGTCCGCAGCATGGGAAGTTACAGAAGCTGAGCGCATTTTACGCCCGGATCTTGAGGCAAAAGATGAAGGCCGAAGATTGCAGGAAGACCTGTCACTATCGGCTTGTCCATACCATAGACAGGTTCAACGAGTGGGAGCGGCTTACATCGGTGATGCGCAAAGAGATGTGCGCCACGGTGTTACACTACCGCCGGACTTTGCTCATTTGCCCCCGTTGTCTGTAGTGGGGTGGTCGTCCGAACATAACCAATACAATGGAAAACTGTTCTCAATAGAAAAGAAAATCGTCCATCCACACGATCTGCTGACCGCTGTTGAGATAAGAGAGGTTGATCCTTTAGATCATGCGTGGAGTGTCGACGACGAGCTTCCACATGTAACGGGGTTTTCGACCCTGGCACCATTGCAGCCCTATGTTTTGGAGGGCGTAACAGTTGAGCCTGTCGCAATCCGAGACAGCGAGGGTGTTCCACGTCGCGTAGCTATTCAGATTGCGGATCTGCCTATTTTACCCGGGGTAGATTGGCGGGTTCAGGATTATTCTGATGGATGTGGGAAACTCCTTCCTGATTACGCAAGGCATATTGCCAAACCAGTCTTATCTGGTTGGCCTTCGCATGGCTGGTGGGGGGAATGTTGACTGGGCATATTTCGAGGTCGATACAGAAAACATCGGTCTTGGGATAAGCGAATTTGACGATACGTTCTGGGATGCTCTTGACGATCAGGCGCAGGCTTCTGTTGAGCGCTTGTTTGGCAATATTCGGTTCGCAATTGACCGGTTGGCTGAGGCTGGATTGGAAAGCGCTGCGGGTCAGCTGTTGGAGACTGCCCGTGTTGAGGGTGTTGTTGAGGAAAGCCACACTGAATTGCAGGCAGAAGTTGACGGGGTGCGCGCGGATCTGGTGCAAAACTATGTCACGGCTGCAACGCAAACTGCAGCTCTGGCGCAAATCAGCACAACGCTTGGTGCTGAGATCGATGGTGTGTCTGCCAACTTGTCGCAAAACTACACCACAATTGCGCAGGTCGATCAGGCGGTTGCGGCTGTGCGAAGCTCATTGTCAGCACAGATCGGCACTCTTAATGCCACTCTGGATGATGATTATTATACCATCGCGCAGACTGATAATGTGGTTTCAGCCGCCACCAGAAGCATCGCGACCACGGTCAACGGTCTGAACACAGAAGTAAATCAGGTGCAGTCCTCAGTTGATGGTGTGATGGGCACCTATGGTGTTGAGGTTAACAACAATGGCGTAATTTCGGGATTTGGTCTGGTTTCAGAGCTTATCGCTGGCAGGGCAAACAGCAGTTTTGATGTTGTGGCTGATGTTTTTCGCGTCTCATCCGTTGATGGGAGTATCGTGTCCTCGGTCTTTGAGGTTAGAACGTCTGGCACCACGATCAATGGAGTATACGCGCCTCCGGCGGCCTATCTCAGAAACGCAATCATCAGAAATGGTTCAATCACCAATGCCAAAATTGGAAATGCCCAAGTTGACACATTAAAGATTGGTGACAACGCTGTGACCATTCCCAAGGGGCAAACTCTGACGCCTGCAGTGGTTGGCAATAACAGTTGGCGACAGGTGAACAGCGTTCGAATGACCCTTCCGCAGCGGGGACAAGTCACTTTGATTTGGTTTGGATCGCAGTTCTATTCACGAATTGGGACACATCCGGGGCTTGGTGTGCGCTTCAAAATTAACGGCACCGTGGTCCGGTCTCGTGTCACCGGAAACAATGCTGACAGCGGTCTGGAAAATGACTGGTTATGTTACGTTTCTACACATTCATTGCCTGCTGGAACGCACACAATCACGGTTGATTGGAGAGGTGAGACAAATGTTGTCACGCTTCGTCAACGTACCCTTTCAGCTTTTGGGAGCATGAGATGATCACTTACATCATTGTCAATGAGAGTGGCGAAATTATCGGCCATGGCGACGCCGTTGATGAGCAAGAGGCCCATGAAGAGGGCAGTGAATGGGGTACTGTCCTCTGTGGTCCTAAATATGAGGGCGTAGACCCGGATACGCATTACATCAAAGATGGGGCTTTGAAGGAATACCCGCCAAAGCCCCACGCTCATTCTGTCTTTGACTTCGATACAGAAACTTGGGCGCATGAGGATATTGAAGAAGCTAAGGCGTATTATCTGCAGCGTGTTAGCTTGCTCGCTGGCATAAAGCGGCGAGATTTCATCACCATAGCGCCCGGTCAAGAGATGACCTATCAGCGCAAATTGGAGCGTGCGCGGCAGTATCAGGCAGACCCGGCGCCAATAGATGAAGCCTACCCTCTGCTGCATAAAGAAGCATCGGCCTTGGCTCTTTCGGTTGCAGATTTGGCTGCAAAAATCATCACCATGGATGCGCTTTGGGAAGAAAAGGGCGGCGACATTGAGGCTGCGCGCCTCAAGGCTGCAGCTTTCGTGGGTGGCGCCATCACTTTGGCGGAAATCTCCGCCGCCATGTCCACATTTGAAACAGAACTAGAGGCAATCTGATATGACTTGGTATCGAGCGGGCACGATCAGTCTCACGCAAGGGTCAGATATTGTTGTTGGCACTGGCACCAACTGGATTGATCAGCAACGCGGTTGGACTTTGACAACAGAGCAGGGCGGTCCCCTGTATGAGGTTCGCCAGATCATTTCTTCAACGGAAATGCGGCTTGCACGTCCTGTTGCGACAGATGGCGCAGATCTGGAATATTTCATCATCCCCACGAATGGCCTAAGCGTGGAGCTATATGCGCAGCTCACAAGTGCTATTCAGCAATTTCGCATCAGCCGTGAAAACTGGGCGGCGGTGCTGGGTGACTTTGCGCTGACCAGTTATCAGCTTTGGCTGGATCGGGGGAACACCGGCACGCCGGAAGAGTTCTTGGAGGCCATCAGGGGGCCGCTTGGTCCCGTTGGTCCCGTTGGCCCTGTGGGGCCGTTGGGGCCAAGCGCCTATCAGGTGTGGTTGGATGCGGGCAATACTGGCACCGTTCAGGATTTCCTAAATGATCTATCGCAAGGCGCGGTTGCTTTGGCGGGGGATCATGCAGCTGCTGCGGATCAATCCAGAACGGATGCAGAGGCCGCGCGTGACCTTGCACAAAGCGCAAGTGCAACTGCGATTGCTGCGCAAGGCAGTGTTGAAGCGGATCGCGTCTCTGCAGAAACAGCGCGGGATCAAGCTGAACAGGCGCGCAATCAAAGCGCCGCTGACATGGCTGCAATTGAACAGCTCTATGATGAGTACAATGACAGTTGGCTGGGCCGCTTTGATGAAGATCCTGTCACGAACAATGATGGTGATCCAATTCAAATTGGGGCGGGCTATTGGAACACAACGAGCGGCCATTGGAAGGTTTACGGCGGTCCAGATGCAGGATGGGAAGCGCCTGCAAAATCAGCCGCAACAAGCGCCGCACAAGCACTCACTGCGCAAGATGGTGCTGAAACAGCACAAACCGCAAGTGAAGCCGCCAGAGACGCCGCGCAGGCCGCACAGGGGGCCGGTGAAGCTGCACTAAGCGATGCGCGCACGGCCAGAGATGCGGCGCAGGGCCACGCTGTTGCAGCCTCCTTGGCGTCGAATGCGACGGAATGGCAACCTGATATGCAGATCGTTCGGGGCGCACTGTATTGGTCGCCGTCGAATGGGAAAACCTATCGGGCCATGATCGACATTGCGAACAGTCAAGTTGACCCGGCTTTGGTTCAAGATGAAAGCGTTTTTGTGCTGGTCTTCGCACCACGTGAAAATCAAGGCGCGGATATCGGTTTGGCCATGGCAATTGTATTTGGGAGCTAGTGAGCAATGTCATTCATAAAGAGCACAGTTGAACTTTTGCCGCGTACTGATCCGGTGGTAATATTTACCTGCCCGGCAGATACGGTGGTCACCCTTTCCACGATTTCTGTTTATTCCTCTACTAATGAGGCGGGCGCATTTACGCTGTATCTCTATCGCCAAAGTTCAGGCGAAACCTTTCGCTTGATGACCCGGCGGCGCGTCGAGACAAACGAGCCTTACGATTACAGCAAGCCCATCATGTTGGAGCCGGGGGATTACGTTTCTGCCGTAGGCGACGATGCGCCATTGGTGGTGGATGTCGGCGGCGTCACAATCGGGGCCGCAACAAATTCCAAGGCCTTTGTGCCGCGTGGGACTTACAATGCGGATGCAACTTATCAGCGGCTCCACTTGGCGGAATTTGAAGGCAGCACCTATGTCGCGTTGGTTGATAACCTGTCCGGTGACGCGCCGCCTTCTGTAAATTGGATGCTCTTTGCGTCGAAAGGCAACACCGGGGCTGCGGGCGATAGTTTCCTGCCGAATGATGTGCGCTTGCGCTTTGCCTTAAGTGGCGTTCTGCCAAGCGATGAGATCATCAAAAAGGGCAATCGCTGGATCTTGCTGCAAGATACCTATCTGCAACGGGATGTGGATTTAACCGGTATCGAGATCGAAAACCCATTTGGCGTGCGCTTCATGTTGACGGAAACCGATCCGGCCACACGGCGCATACTGCCGTTGATCCATGAGGATGAAACCATTGATGACCTTCAGGCGCTTGGCACGTTGCGTATTGCGCAAGACACCACGCTAACGGTCAACGGAACCTTAGAAATCTTGCCAGTTTGAGGAGAACATAAGATGACTGGAAAACTCGTAACGGATGCTGTGCAACGTCAAAATGGGCCGACTTTGGCTTTGCCCCTGAATTTGGGTGACGATGGCAATGGCGGCAATATGACAGTAGATGAAAACGGCAACCTTTTAGTTGTGCCGCCGCCGCCACCTGAGACGATCCGCAAAAGCGAATTTGACCTGATGCTTGATCTAAGCGTTGGAAATATTGCGCGGCTGGAAGTGCTTTGGGCTGATTTTCATGAAGGCCTAACGCTAGATGATATTGCCTTCGTTAAGCTGTGCGGTATGGGCATTATGTCTGAAGCATCTGCGATGCAGTTGCACTTCAAGGCTTTGTCTGCACCGGGAGCGACAAAAGACACGGGTTATATGGGGGCTACGTATTTCTCTAAAACCGCGAGTTCTTCATCAACGGCAGGAAATGTTTCTCACAATTCCAACAATGGTCACATGATTTATCCTATTGCTGGTTCTGTTGCGCCCGCAAATTACGGCCACAGTTCTGGGAACTTGAACTTTCAAGCCCAACTCTATCCGCATGACAACGCCTACCAAAAAGGTGTGCATATGAAAATTGAAGGCAGCTACCACCAGAACGCTACCCATAATTCGCCAAATGTGGAGCAGGTGGCATGGGGCAGTTACGATAGCAGCGCGGGTATTTCTGGATTTAATGCAGGGTTTGCAATGTATCCGCACACAGGCGTTCTGGATCACGGCTTCTTGCAGGCCACTGTGGTTCTAAAGGAGGCGATTGAGGTATGAGCGGGACGCTTTTGAAATTCGTGCGTGGAAAGCCTGTGCCGATGACCGCTGAAGAGGTCGCAGCGCATATTGCTGTTCAAGACGCGGCTGAAGCAGAGCTGGATCTGCCAGAACCAGAGCCGATCCCAAAGGCGCTAAATGCCGTTGAATACATGTCGCATGTTCAACGGGCGGGCGAATTGAGTTCAGAGCAATTTGTTTCAATCATGAGGAACAGCGAAGATGCGGATATTGTCCAGCTGCGTATCATGCTGGAAATGAACAAAGAGCCTATCAATCGTGATGCGCCTCTTGTTCAATCTGGCTTGGATGTTTTGGTTGCAAAAGATTTCCTGACGGAAGACGAGCGCGGCAACGTCCTGACCACTTGGCCTATTGAATAGGCCCTCTGCGCTTTGTGCCTGATTGGCGCGCGCCTTTAAGATAACCCCCGAAAATTGGAATATGATATGATGCGTTCTTGGCTTGACTGCCCTACGCAACCGCCAGACTGGTGCGTGCCCTATAGCGGCAAAAGATACAAAGTAACCAAAGGTTTCACATGGGAGATCGGCGCAAAAGGCTCCGGTCTCTTTATTTTTGTACCTTCTGGGTTCGTTTTTGATGGCAGCGTTCCCTGGTATCTTCGCTGGCTCATAAGCCCCCATAATCCCCGCTATTTGCTGGCCTTTGCCCTGCATGACTATGCCTTGCATGAACTGGGCTGGGATCGGGAAAGCGCCGCTGCGCCTTTTTCCGAGGCATTGCGCGCCTGCAAGGTGGATCCGGTGCGCCGTTTCGCCATGGCGGTCAGCGTTTTTATCTACAAATGGAAGTGAGGAAGAAATTAATTCATATTTATTGGGAATGGTGATGACTTTGCCTCTCGCTATTTTGGGGATGGTGTCCGCTTTCATGTGGGCAACTTGGGTCGAACGCGGCGACGGCCATGGCGTGAGAGTTTATCGCTCATGCGCATTGGTTTCTCTCCTTGGGATAGTCGGGATACCACTATCCATTTGGTTATTTTTGGGGGGATGGCAGTGAAGCTTGAATGGTTCTCATCCGCTTTTGTCGGGGCTTTGGGTGCAGCAACAGCTGTTCTCACCAGCTACGGCCTGTCTTGGGGCTTTCTCTTTTTCTGTGCCTTGGGCGTCTTCGCTGTTCTGATTGAAGGAGAGGATCTGAGTTGGCGTGATGTAACTGTAATTGTTGTATTCAATTCAGTTGTGAGTGTGCTTGGCGGCTCTATGGTCGCTGAGTATCTGAGCCAGAAATGGGATCTGCAGGAGGCGGCGCTTTATGCGCTTGTAGGATTTTCCTTTTCCTATGTTGCCCATGATCTTTTTTCCAAGCTGCGCGCCCCCTTGGTTGATCTGGCGGTGAAAATGATCCGCACGTTTGGGGGGCAGAAGAATTGATCCTCCTTAGTATTTTCCTGTCTGTCTGTGAACGCTCTGTAGCGCGTGTGCGCGCGCTGCGCGCGATACGTTTCCTTCGCTCCCCCGCATGGGGGCGCGTGAGGCTCATCCTCTCATTGCTGGTCTGGTTGGCTTTATTGTCCGTGTTCGCAGTAATGATTTTTCATTAAAAGGATCTTTGTCATGAACTTCACTATCCGTGATGTGCAAGCCCGCTGTGCGGCGCTTGGCTACAACCCCGGTCCCATTGATGGCATTGATGGGCGGCGTACAAAAGCAGCCATGGTTGCGGCGTTATCAGATATCCGCAAGGCGCGCGTTGCCGATCTGTTTCACTCAAGCGGTCTGCGCCGTGTTCATATGCATTGGTCTGCTGGCGCTGAAGGTGTGAACAAGATTGAAAAGACTGCTTATAACTCAATCGTAGCGCACGACGGGACGCGGGTAAACGGGGTCTTTGCTCCTGAGGCGCAGGCTACCTATAAGGTCGGGAAGGCAGCTTCCCACACTTTCAATTTCAATACAGGTGCGATTGGGCATTGTATCGATGCCATGGCCGGAGCGCAGGAAATTCCGTTCAGACGGGGGTCAGCTCCAATCACACCACGCCAGCTGGATGAGTTTTGCCGTTGGGCGGCTGAGTACAGCGTCAAGTATTGGATACCAGTCAATCGCTATGGAATGCCAACGCATGCTGAAATTCAGCCAGTCTTTGGGGTGCGCCAAAAGTTCAAGTGGGACATCACGTGGATTCCGGGAATGGATAAGCCGGGGGATCCAATTGCCGTAGGTGACCGCGTTCGTGAAATGATCGCAGAGCACTTGCCAGATATCCGAAAGGCTGCGTGATGCAACGGCTTGGTTTATTGGGTGTGTTGCTCATAGCCTTGGTGTCTCTGGGCTGGTGGAACAGCAGTCTCCGCGAAGATCTTAAAGAGGCTGAGAAGCAACTGAGCGTCAAGGATCGGCAGATTGAAGATGCCGCCAAGAATGAGGCGGCACTGCAGGCTGAAATCAAAATCGCAAAAGCGCGGCAGGATCAATTGAGCAACGATCTGCGAGAGCTGCGTGAATTGGAGGGGTACAATGCGCCGCTGTCTGATTTTCTCAATGATGCTTATGACCGGATGTAGTTGGCTCCGACCTGATCCAGAGCTGGTCTACGTTGAAAGAGAAGTTCCCCCGCTTTTTCTGACGCCCTGCGATGAGCCGGTAAAGGGGGCGCGCACCGAAGGTGGCTTTGCTGAGCTGGCCCTTGGTTGGCGCAAAACCGCCAGATGCAATGCGGGGCGCATCAATCGAACCCGACAAATCTTGTCGAGTGAAACCAATCAATAATAGAGGTATTTTTCATGGAACAGGTCAATGAATTTGTCCATTTGTTGCCAGAGCTGGACAGCCCTGCAAGCAAGCATTTCACCATCACGCCGCAAGATAACGTAGATCTTCCCAGCCGCCCGCGCGTCCTAAAGGCGCTTACCGACGGTACCGTTGCTGTGCGTGATGATGCTGGCACGGTGATCACATACCCTGTTGCGATTGGTGAGGTGCTGCAGTTTTCCCCTAGAGGTGTTGAGGCCACAGGCACCACCGCAACTGTGGTAGGGTGGCTCTAATGGTGAGCCTTGGTGTAGGGGTGGGTGTCGGGGCGATGGCTCGCCCCGTATCGCGGTCTACAATGCGATTTAACCCCCAATCACTCTTTGCATCTGGTGAGCGGGGGGTATTGCTCAATCTTCGCCCTGATCATTTGTTTCAATCACTAGACGGTTTAGAGCCTGTGGTGAATGCGGGAGACCCCGTTGCGCTTGCGCTCTCAAACATCAACGGTGCTGTGATTGACCCTAGCACTGATACTTTAGGGCCTGAGCTTTCATCACGCACCAGCGGGACGTTTCAACCAGGAAGCGCGGTGGATCTGACTGCACCGGCCATCGTAGGTGCGATCTATAGGCTGACCTATACGATCACAGCTTCAGACTTTACGGGAGACTTGTTCCTGCGCCCAGCCAGCGGCCCCTTTGCCTATCGCGTACTGAAAGAAACGCCGGGCACCTACACATATTTCGTAACAGCTGAAGATACGCAGACAGAGTACATGCGGTTTGGGGGGGGGAACAGTCCGACAGGGTCGATTACCTTTGAAAGTATCTCACTGCGTCAAGCGTTCAACGGTCATGCAGTGCAAGCGATCAATACCAATATGCGCCCAACATGGCGAAACAACCCGCCACATCTGGCCTTTGATCAGGTGGAGGATGCGCTTTCAATTCTCCTGCCAGATCTTGGCGCCAGCGTCACAGAGTTCTGGTCAACCGATGCAGGCATAGGAATTCATACAGGCCTGACTGTTGCCGCTGGGGCGCGTGCGCTTCCTTCTGCAAGCAAATTGTTTGCTTACGGCATGGTAGATCGATCCCTGACAGATGGTGAGCAAACAGGGCTTGCGGTATATTTAAATGCACTTGGAGGTGCTTAAATGCTAAACGTGCTCGTTATCATTCCTGAAGCGCTTGCAGAGTTGGCCGACCACACAGAGGTGGTTTTAGGCCACGCAAGCAATCTGGGCAGCTTGCCTGATGCGAAATTTGAACATGAAGGCACGCGCTACATCGCCATCAATGGGGGGTGGACGGATGCGCAGATTTCAGGTGTGGGCGACCCTCGCACTTTGCGAGATCGCATGAGCGAAGAGGAAATGCCGCCGGGCGTGGATTTTTTAAAAGTTGTGCAAGCACAGTCTGTTTTTCGATGGTCGCCGGGGCCAGCTCTTCCAGAGCCTTCACCTGATTTCATCTTGGCTATTCCCACAGATGACGGACGCGCCACGCTAGAGGCTATGGGGTTTGTGCAAGTTCTTTGACCGGTGATAGGATACTGATTTTTTCGCGGCTTCTAGTCAATATCATGGCTACATGGTGTGTGAGATAATAAGTATTGGCTCACGCAATTGCCCCAGACATACTGACCTTATTGAGGTGAGTGACTTGTCCTCAAACTAAGTGCTCACCCGTGTATTAGCGGGTGACGGATTTGAACCAGTTGGTCGCTTCTTGCGGTGGCCAATTTTTTAGAAGGATTTTGTATGTCTGGAGTAATTGAGCAACATGAAAAAATGGAAGAACAAAAGGCACTTCGCCGTCTGTTGGGAAGGCTAATAGAGGGTGATGTTATTGGTCATCCAAGCGCAGAGGGCATTACAAAGCAAGTGATAGATAGGGGGGAGGGGGATCTTTCACCTAGTCAAAAAGCCGTTTTTGATGAGTATGTAAAGAAACCATTCTGCCAACCGGATTGTTATCTTTGTGGCACTCGGATCCCTTACGACGAAGCCTGGAATATTGAAGCGGGTGAGACTGAGGATACCTGTAGTAGCTGTAGGTATGATCTGAACAAGCGGGATAATCTTTAAGGGGGTATAGTAGGTCACCTAGGCTAGGTGACCTACTATAAGTTGCTAATGGCGCTGGATGTCATCTTGGATAAACCGTTTTGCAGCCATTGCCAGCCAGGCAGAGCGCGTTGGTATTCCAGACATATTTTGGGCTTCATCAATAGCCTTTAGTAAGCCGCGCTCGATGGTGACATTAATACGCTCTGTCTTGGTGTCCGCGGTTATCACGGGGATCATCATCAGTATCGCCCCATGCGCTAAGTCTTCTGCAAAATCAGTCTGGATTTGCTCTAAGCCTTTTGGCTCTGGGTATTCGTGACCATCTGCGAAATAGTCATCTAGGGCCGCTATACTGTTCTGCATAATCTCGCCATAGGTATCCGCTGCAGCGAAGCAGTCTGGTATATCGGGGAAACTGACGCCAAAGGCGCTGTCAGGGTCTTTGTGAATAATTGCGATGTAGTGCATTGCTGGTTTCCGGTCTGTTCATGGTAGGTGGTAAGACAGTCTTTTTTGATGGTGGTGGGGGCTGAATTAAATCCAGCCCGCCGCCTTTGCTATGTTGCGAGCCGTGCCAAGTGGTAGATCTCGCTTTGGGTGTGGAACAATAACCGTCCTTGAGCCTTTTCTAAGTTTCACATGTGATCCTTTTTGATGAACCTTTGTGAAGCCTTCGCGTTCTAGGCGGGTGATTATCCTTTTGCTGTCTTTCTCAATCATGTGTATTTATATACACACAATCTGATGGTGCGTCAATATGAAAACACATCTAAATACACACTTTTGCATTCTGCTTGGTTGATGCCTTCGTTTGTAGAGTGGTCATCGAATTAAGCTTTTAGATGAGGGGCATTGCGGTGTGTGTAAGCTCTTGCTTCTATAGTGTCGTAATGAGTGGGTGCAGTTCATTGTTGATCGGAATTTAAGTGATTACGAATATTTTACGATAGATACACTTATAAGGCTGTAAATATTGTATATTAGTTGCCTCTCGACCGCACCATCTCACATTTTGATGTGATTTTCTCAAAAAACTCAAATATATCAGATACTTGCGGAGTTCGAAATCCGTTTTCGCGGTCATATGCCAATGGTTCTTTGAGAGCCAATCTGAGGACGTTTTTGCGTAGCAGTAAGTTGCCTTTATCCCATATATTGGCTTTGTTGCACAAAACGGGTTCTGTAGGATTCACTGTATGAAT